ATCTAGACTGATACCCACAGTTGTGAGATCTAACCAAGCTTTAGCCTCAGCCTGCAGTTCTTTTCTCTCACTGTACCAGCGAGTGAGCACGCCTGGTATCAGGCCCTGCTTGCCATAATCAAATATAGTGCCGTTGGCACTGAGAGTCAGCTGCCGGCCGCTGTTCCAAACAAGATCATAGATTTCTCGTGCAGTGACCACAGCTTGTGTGCCATCTTCAAAATCCACGGTGAGTGCTGTGTTGCTCTGCTCCATCACTGCTTGGTATTCCAAACTGCCAAACACACTGTTCCATGCGTCAGCAAAGCTTTTCTTCTGCTGGATCTGAGTTTTGATAAACTGCTCTGTGTGGTCTGCACGTATCTGACCCACTATGGTTTCTGTACTCATATTCAGCGCACGAATCACACTGGGATACAGTGAATTGATGTCCACGCCACCGATCCAGTCGTGCATGCCTGGCTTGGGATCTGCCACATATGCACCCACCACTGACCCGCCCATTTCTGTTTCTTCGTCCCAGCGTGCCTGCTTTTGCTCTTCAGTTTCTCGCAATCTGGCTGGTACCATGAGATCCATGTCATGTGCTGCATTGACAATGGCCTGATCAATCAGCTGCACTGCACCCATGGTGGTCTGCAGCAACACACAGTTGGTGTGTGCTAGATTGTTGGCCAGTTCGATGAATTTCAGTTTGGCATCAATCTTGACCAGCAGCAACACATCCTGCCGGCTATACTCAATAAACCGGCCAAAGTCGTTGTTGTAGAGTTGATCCAGTGTGCCTTCATAGGGTGTTTTCTTGTCACCCACTTCGTATTCGCCAATGGCATCCAAGCGATAGCTGTGCATCTCATGATAGGTGTGCTTGCGATACAGCTGCAGATAGTCCAAATGCACTCTGCCTACCAAATCATAGGTAATGGTCTCGCGACCGTAGGCTTCATACTCACGTTTCTTGGGATAGCGATTCCATAGGCACAGGCGAGCAGTCTCGCTTTTGCCCAGTACCTGTATGATGCGATTGTAGAGATAGGGTATGTCAAAGCCCTCGCTGTTCCAACCTGTGAGTATGTCACAGTCATCTATCAGCGTGAGCCATATGTCCAACAGTTCTTTTTCGTTGTCACACAGCATGGTATCAGGAAATTGCTCGCAGATGCTCTGTGCCACAGCTGTGCTCATCTTGCGAGGCTTCAGCACCAAGGTGTAGTTGCGTGCCGTCCAACTGAGATAGGTACTGATGGCTGTGACCTGTGCAAACGCATCTTCTGGACTGCTGAATCCCCGCAGGGGATCAAAGTCCACCTCAATGTCAAAGTAGCCAATGCGCAGCTGGGGGGCTGCTGCGTCTCGGTAGTGGTCATAGAGGCAGCGAAATATGGGGTTGATGTCGCTTTCGTGCAGTTTGCCCTTGGGCAGCACGCTGAGTTCGCGTTTGAATTCCTTGTCCTTGAAGGTCTGAAATTTGTCCAACTTGGTGCCGTGAATGCTGGTCCACTTGCCGCGCTCACTGGGCCAATAGACCACATATTTGGTTGGATGTTCTGTGAGCACACGCCTGCCATCGGGCAGTCTCTCTGCCACGTGTATGATGTTCTTTTCTCTGTCAATTATTGCATCCACATAGCTCATGTGACCTCCTTGCCGCTTGTGGCCGGCGAACCCTGTTGTTGCTGACTGAACCCAGTCACGCCAAGTTGCGATACGTGATGCTGTTATACCACGCAGCTGCATCACGCACTATATCTTGCAGTGTTTTCTGGGCCTGCCAGCCCAGATCTCTCTGCACAGCAGTGCAATCTGCCAAGGTCACTGCTCTGTCTCCGGGTCTGCGTGGTCCCACCTGCAGTGGCACCTGCTGACCAGTCACAGCCTGCACAGCTGCCACCAACTGCAGCACACTCCATCCCTGTCCACTGCCAAGATTATACACATGATTGCCGGCATGACACTGCAACCAGTGCAGGCCCTGCACATGTGCAGCAGCTATGTCGCACACATGCACGTAGTCTCTGATACAGGTGCCATCTGCAGTGGGCCAATCATTGCCGTGGATCACAAATGGTTCGGCACAGAGTTGACTTTCCATGATGCGTGCTAACACATGCGTGGCCCCTGGTTCCTGTCCCAGTCCCTGTGCTGCGCCCACTGCATTGAAATAGCGAAAGCTGATGGCGTTGAGACCATAGGCTCTGCACCAGTCGCTTATCATCAGCTCGCCCATCAGCTTGGTGCGTCCATAGGGATTCAGCGGATCACACACAGCAGTTTCTGACACAGCCCAATCACAACTGCCATAGACTGAACTGCTGCTGCTGAAAATCACATTAGGCAACTGCACCAATCGCAGATGATCCAACAGCAGCCGCAGATCAATCACATTGTTTTCATAGTAGGGTCGTGGATCTGTCATGCTGGGACCCACCAGACTGTTGGCAGCACAGTGTATGACCGCACGGGGTCGCAGACGTGTGAGTGCATTCAGCGCACGCGCTGAGGCATAGCTCACATCTAGGATCTCATCTGCATGCAGATGAGTGTGTGGCAGACGAGCTGCACGCCTATCTATGATCAGAACCTGTAGATCAGTGGTGCGTTTGATTTCTGCGGCTATGTGACTGCCCACATAGCCGCAGCCTCCCGTGACTGCTACCCAGTCACGCATCAGTTGCGATTCACTATCATGAGGATTTCTTCTACTTCATCCAGCTCTTCACGACCCTCTGTCAGTGCATCGCGATTTTCCTGCATTTTGAATGCTGTGCGTATGGCCTTGTTCAGCGTGGTCTTTTTGATTTCCAAATCCTGAGCCACTGCATCCACGGTCTCACGCAGTCCTTCGCGTAGAGTTTCAATGTCTTTGGTAATGGCCACACCTTGATTTACCAATTCTCTGATCTTGGCCTTGTCAGCTTCACTCATCACTCCAATACCCATTGTGTCCTCCACTAGTGTGCTATTGGATTAGTCTAAGTGAAGCGCAGACACTTGTCAATCGCAGCTGTCACTGGGTCAGATCACTGCCGGTATTGGGCAAAGTGATGTTTTCATTGGCCCAGAATCCATAGATCTGTAGGCCATTGTTCCATGGCAGCCAAGTGGTGCCGTCTGTGCTGGTCCAATAGGTCCATTGTGTGAGGTCACTGTAGGCTCCGGCTATCCAATGATCTCGATACCAGATCACACTGCGAAAATAGTAGCCCTGTATCTGCGTGGTGATCCAACCCACGCGATCATTGGAGAACACTATGTTGCCGCTGCTCACTGCCACCAGCTGACCCTCACTGTTGCTGGCCAAGCTGATCAAATCCCATTGATTGCTGACTGCAGCTGTGCTGGCAGGTGGCCCTGGGTCAGCTGTGAAATTGGTTCCCAGCAGCACATTGGTGCTGCTGTTCCAACTGGTGCCCAGCAGCATGCTGCCAGTGGGATTGATCAGTGTGGTGATGCCGCTGAAAAAAGCACTGACGTTCCACACTGGGGTACCCAGATCTGTGGTATTGATTATCACACCGCGCCCGCTGAAATACAGTGTGCCTGCCGAGGCAGTGACATCATACAGAGGCCTATTGACCAAACCACTGGGCACAGTGACCTGAATCCAGCTGCTGGTATCTGGAACCTGGCCGCCGCTGATCCAGTTGATGTTTTCTGAATACCAAATGTCTGGCTGGCCGCTGACGTGTCCCACGGCCACCCAGACTGCAGTGCTGATGCCATTGACCAACACATCTGTGAAATAGCGCACATTGTGGAACCAGCTGTTGGCATAGGGATGTGTGAAGGCCTGATCCCAGCTCAACACAGATCCTGATTCGTTGATCAGGATCTGTGCCACCTGATCGTTCAACATATACTCACCAGGCAGTGTGTTGTCATCGTTGTAAACACGCGATCCTGCCATGGCAAACACTGGTCGTGAGCCGCTGCCATTGGGGCTCCAGCTGACTCCCAGAGGTGTGAAGTTGCCATCCAGCACTGGACCAGCTGTCCATGTCTGCAGATCACTGCTCTGTGCCACCCAGCCGCTGTCACTGGTGACCACAAATACCGTGCCTGAGCCATTGCCTGCCACAGCCTGAGCACGCATGTTGGGCGGAAAGGGTTCGGTGATGGCAGTGCTGTGGCTCCACAGATAGCCGTCGCTGCTGGTGGTCACACCGCCCACACCAATGATCCTGTTGTATCTCTGTCCCACCCCAATCACCAGACCCATGTTTGTGCTCCCAGCTGTGGTTTGTGTGTCACTTGATGCCGATCTTCATCCATCGCACATAGCGATCGTTTGGGTCGCTCAGTGCCAATTTGCCCAGATACAGTGTCTGTCCCAGAGGGAATTCAGCATCAAACTGTGCCAAACTGTGCACGGTGTTGAAGCGATTGTGCTGCTCATCACTGCGACCCTGCAGTGCCACTGTGGTGCCAGTGGGTATGCGATCCAACCACCCTGCATTGCGCATGTTGTTGGTGCTGCAGTTGATCACCAAACTGGGCTGCTGCACATCATAAGTCAGGCGATTGCAGTCACAAGCCAAGCTGATCAGTCGTCCCTGATGCCAGAGGTCGCGCAACAGCTGTTGGCTGCCGCGCAGATATGCAGTATTGATGTCCACATCAATCATGATTCTGAAAGGCACATGCTGCTGCAGCATGAACAGAGCCATGTTGCCATACCAACTGCCCAGGCTGTAGACCTTGTTGAATTGTGGGATGCCTTGTGTGTGCATGATACGTTTGAGCTTGCGACACAACCACAGCTTGCTGATCACAAGGCTCTGGGCAAAGCTGCCTTCTAGGTCTAGGGTTGCGGATTCTGCCAGCATGATGATGTATTTAAGCTGCGAACCCAGTCTCTCACAGGATCATCTAGATCACGACTCACACGTTTGATGCTGTAGAGAGCTGTGCTGGGCCATGGTTGCCAGTTGTAGACAAAGTTATTGGGCTGCCATATGACCACAGGTTGGCCGTCTACTATGCGCTGAGGCCAGGTGACATCTTGCACAAAGTGAGTGTCATGTTTGAAAGCACAAAAGGGATGTGCTGGGTCTCTGCCACCTGCCAGATGCCAGGTCAGTGTGGGAAACAGACATTCTTCCAAAGCCTGGGGATGCACTGCATCCCACAGTGCGGGCTGCTGTTTGATCCAGCGAGACATGTCAGCAAACAGATCTCTGGCATACCAACTGCCTTCAACCAGATTGCCCAGATAGTGCGCAAAGCCCGGCCACCAGTGTCTGACCATGATGCCCGGTGGCCACCGGGCATCATGTGGCTGTGTTTCTGGTGTGAACCACAGACTGTGTGCATGCGGTGCGATGTGGTTAGGCATGCTTTGGCGTATCAACAGCTCGCTGGTGTGCATGATGACCATGTGTGTGAAAGGCAAGCCCAGATCCACAGCATGGCAGAAATTGGTCACATGTGTGGGAATCTGGCTGTGAGCATGTGCCGTGGGCCACCGCTGGGGATTGATCCAAACATTTGGCTCTGTTGCTATGCTGTGATCAAAACCTGGCCAACCCCTGCTGACATGTAGCATGATGGGATGTTCGGCACCTGCAAACTGTCTGATGTTGTCTATGGTGTCGCGAATCACATCATTGTTCTCATGCACCGGTATACTGAACAGTATTAGGCTCATTGGTCTTGTGTCCATGTCATGTGGAACAGACTGGCATCTATGCGATCGCGAAAGGCATAGACCATGCCACGAGCTGCATCCCAGCTCAGTGTCCAGGCTGTGTCGGGATCTCCCATGAGTGTGTCGCACCAATTGGCCAAACTGGCCCAGCTGTGATCTGGGCCCAGTGCCTGCTCATCAGCAATGCTCACAGTGTGAGGGAATGCAGAACCCAGTATCAGCTTGATGGTCATGCGGCAATTATAGCAGTGCAAACCCTGTTGGCAAAAATCAATTGAGGTTGCAACCTATGGCCCTGCAAATTATCAAGCTAGTGAGCAATCTTTTGGTGTCCCCGTCTCATGTTGATCTGCCATAGTGTTCAAGGTTCCGGGTTGTCCGGCATTTGCAGCCGGCTTTTCACATATTCAAGCTTTTCTCGGGTCATGATGCAGAACACTTGGGCGTTGTGCGCAGGCCAGATGCACCACTTACCAATCGCAGGATCATTCTCCCAGCCCAATGCCTCACTCAGTCTCTGAGTCAACACAGTGTACAGACGCTTCTGGCTGGGTTCCTTGCCTGTGAACACAAAGCCCTGCACCAAGGGATTGGATTTGGCTTCTTGATAGAGAGTGGCTCCCACGGCTGCAAATACCTGCGGAGCACTTCCCTTGCCAGTTAGATCAAAGGTTTTTGATCCATTCATTGAACTGAAGGCCACTTCCCAAATGCCTGAGATATCACTTTGAGCCATGCCCAATTCCCACATCTGGGAGTCTCTGGTAATGCGCCATCTTTTTTGATCCATCATTTCCATAGTCAATTCTATTTGCACATCGTTGGGCGGTTGAATGGAGCGAAACAGCTCCTGTAGACTGATTTTGCCACTGGGTGGTTTGGCGTTTGGGTTGTTGGGTGCCACACCCTGGTCCTGCTGATGGTCAGTCTCGCAGTTGGTTTGGTCCCAGACTTGTTCTTTGATTGGCTTCACGGGCCTGGGCATATAGGCCTGAATAGGCCGATTGAGTTGAATGGCAGCCTGTGCTCGATGATTGCCATCAATGACAGAACCCTCAGGGCCCATCACAATGGGCGCTGGCACCCTGCCGGCCTTCCAATGGTCCACTATCCATATCACTCGATCTGTGTCAATGTCAATCACTCGGTCAAAGGGATCATCCCGATCAAACAATTTTTCCTCTGGAGTCAGGCCTTGAGGACCAATCATCTCCAGGCTCCATTGATGACTTTTGATGAACTTTTTCATTGCAGGATTGCGAATGGGCTCGTGATGAGTTTGTTGAATGATCTTCCACATGCTGTCTCCTGAAACGCTTTCAAACAACTCGTTGGTTTTGATGATAGGAGAAACTTCTCTGGCCGTTGACAGCTCTTGTA